GACCATTGGTTGATCCGTTGCCCTGATACCACCCGAAGGAGGAGAAGCCGGGCACGGAGTGGAACAGGTAGGCCACGTAGGTGTTACCGTTGCCGTTCACGTCCGGGTCTGCCGACACCGTGAACACTGAGGAGGTTGGCGCAGTGTTGTTCCAGATGGACGCGGTGGTGAACGCCTGTGTCCCTTCAAGGAACAGACAGCCGTTCTGCGGGTTCGCGTTGGCCCCGAAGTGGTAGACGCGCCACGAACCGGCACCATTGCGCCGACGCACAATAATCATCTCCAGGGTCGCCCCCAGACCATGCGCGATCTGCCGACCAGCCACACCGTTCCCCGTGTAGGTCACGATGTCGAAGCCGGTGGTCGCCCCCTTCTCCAGCACCCACGCGACGCAATTGTCACCGCCCGTCAGGTTGCCGTAGGTGAACGTGCTCTCGCCAGCCGAGCTGTCCGAGCTGTCCAGCCGAGCCGTAGCTCCACGGGCACTGTCCCAGATGACGTGACCGGTTCCAGCCGTCGAGCGGTTCTTAACCCACCGGAGGTCCTTGGCGGGGGTTAGGGCGTTGACGGCGGTCTGGAGGTTCGATCCTGTGGCCAGAGCGATGTCGAACTTGGTATTCCCACGACGGATCGTGGACTGTGACAGGCTCTCAGCACACATCGGCAGGAAGTTGGGAGGCCTCGTCGTCTGCCAAGGTTGTTGACCGAAGTTGATGTAGGCCAGCGTGTTGAACGCCGACAGCACAGGAACCAGAGGGGTTCCCGGCGTGAAGGTGTAGGTTGGGCTCGTACCCGCTTCCGGGTTACCGCCACCACACCACGCCGTCGTCGTACCGAACCAGAGCTTGCCAGCATCGAAGTCGATGGCGCATCGGAACTTAGCTCCCGTCGCATACGTCCCGGTGATCTGAGATGCCGTCAAAGCGATGGCATCATTGTATGGAAGAACGTTGGTGGTACTCACCACCACCCCATACCCACCAGAGACCGATCCGGCGTAGTACCCGCCAGGGAAGTTGTTGGTGTTAAACCGAGCCCACCCGAAGGCGATGGACTGTGTTGGGCTCGACGCGAGGACGCCAGCCTCGATCTCGTAGAACAGCTTACCTGAACTGAACACCCACGCCGAGGCACTAGATGACCACGATAGGTTTAGCCATGACGTTGCCAGCCCGCCGATGAGAGGATCAAGGGCAGGCTGTTCAGGGCTCAGGGTGCAGTGGTTGTTTGTCGGGCTGTCCGTCAGGCTATCATTCGCCACGCCCGTCAGGAAGTGGTTCGAGGTCCAGTTGCGCCCATTGCCGGAAGCATCAACCGCCAGAGTGGATAGAGAGGTGTTGTTCGAGAACGGGAGGTAGAAGCCGTTCCCGGTCGTCCCAAAGACTACCGTACCGGTCCCAATCTTCTTCGGAACCCACGCGCCCGTCTGAGGATTGATATGACCGAAGGTGGTCACAGGAGGCGGGTTACCTCCCTGACCACACACAACGTCAGCGAAGAGACCATCGTAGGGGTCAATACCACCGCGAGGGTTGCGCCCGAACTCGTGCGGGTCCGCGTTGTTCGACATCCACGACGCGAGGGTGGAGTTCTGGGTCGCGATGTTCGTGCGGGCCGAGAACGAGGTCACCTCGACGCCGTTGACCCACAGGCGCATTCGGTTGGCTGCGGTGGCGTCACGGCTGTCGTGGACGTAGTAGATGTGATACCACGCGGAAGTGTCGCGGAACCGCTGCGTAGTCGTCAGGACACCGAAGTTCACCCCCGAATTGTTATGTACGATGCTCAACTGATCATCTAAGAAGTACATCAGGTCGGAGCTGGTCGTAGCATTAGCAGCACCAAACAGAACTTGCGTGCTGGCGGGAATAAGCTGACCACGCTTGACCCACATGGAGACCCAGTGGGTCGTGGATCCGGTGCCGGTGGTGTAGGTTCGCGAGAGCCAAGTGTTGAGACGAGAACGCAGGGAACGGGGGATTTTATACCCCCCGCTCGCCAGCATCATCCCGTTGTGAATACCGGGAACAGGCATTACTTCACATCCTGAATAGGAACGACCGCGATGAAGGTCGAGGAGATCACCTCGAACTCGAAGAGATCAACCGCGCTGGCAGCCCCGGTCAGAGCAGGAACCGTACCGTTCGCGAACTTCCAGTTGGAGCCCCACGCGAGCGTGTTGTTTCCACCGGACGACTGCTGAACACGAATTGAGCCTCGCTGCCCGTTCTTGGGGTTGGTTGGGTTCGCGAGGGTCGCGTTGCCCGTTAACTGGCCGGTGAAGTTCAGACCGGCGTTCAGGTTGAGCGTCACGGTGCCTGTGGTGGCCGGAAGAGCCACAGGAGCAGCCGCAGCCCACAGGCCGGTGACCGACACCAGCTTGGAAGCGGCGTTGGAGAAGAACTCCGACGTGGTCGCAATGGTAGCCGAAGCGATGTTCGCGAAGGCGACCGAAGCCAGAGTGGCCAGAGCGCCGAGGCCGAGGTTGGTCCGAGCGGTTCCAGCGTCCACCAGATCGGACAGGTTGTTGGCCCGAAGAGTCGCAGTGCCCACCTGGGCCAGTGTCGTGTCACGGGCACTCTCAGCGGCAACCTCAGCGGCCTCCGCAGCGATCCGTGCAGTGTCGGCCTGAGAGGCCGAGGTAGTAGCCGCAGAAGCCGATCCAGCCGCAGCCGAGGCCGAGCCGGAAGCGGCGGACGCCGAAGCAGCCGCTGCACTGGCAGAGCCAGCCGCCGTGGCGATGATCGCGTCAGCGTAGGTCTTGTTGACGGCGTCGTTGCCATCCACAGGGGCCGCGACGTTCTTGATCGGGCGGCTCTGTGCGTTCCAATCACCGTCGGCCGGATCGATCAGCATGGACGACGCGATGGCATCGCTGCCCTCTTCGGCCACGTAGATCGCCTGGCTGGAGGCCAGATCGAGGTCCGTCTCGGTCAGCGTCGAGCCGTCAACGAAGTCCACGAGGACCCCGGTCGGCGTCTGACGAGCGATGCGGATGAAGGCCCCAAAGCCAGGTGCAGTGACGAACTGGATCACCGAGGCCGAGAGCCATTCGTAGTTCGTAGGAGTGATCAGAAGGACACCGTTAAGGGTGACCTTGACGTGGCTCTGGGAGATGTAGGGGAAGGTAACCGTGAAGTTCTTGTTGGAGCCATTCCCGATATATTCGACAAACGTGGTTGCCATTGGAGACCTTTCAAAGAAAAAGGGGGGCACTATTGCCCCCCATTACGTTCACTTTCTGGGTTCCTTCTCGGGAAGTCCCAACGCATTGGCCGCTGCATTGAGCGTCCACACAGTGGGGAGCGCATTCGCAAACGGGAGTACTGAGGTCAGTGCCCTAAACTCCCCTTGCGTGAGCGGGCTGTCCTTCGTGATCGTGGAGGAGACCCCACGTACACCACGGAGGAAGTTGTCAATCCCAGCCAACGTCGGGTTCGACACGAAGCCCTGTGCGGGGGTTCCGGTCACACGCGAGTTGAACAGGGGGTCCATACCAAGGACACCAGTGAGGATGTCACCAAAGGCGGGGAGGATCGAGAAGCTGCCGGTCCGCTGGATAGCGGCCATAACGAGCTTATTGTACTCACCCTCCTTGCCCAACTTCTCTTCGAGGAACTTCTCCCTGTCCGAGCGACCAAGCGATTGCAAATGGACCTGTGACGTGTAGGCCAAGGTGCCCATCGTCATCTGGAGGGCCGTCATCATTGCGATCTCGTAGGGCGTACCTACCGAGAGGTTGTGCAGCGTGTTCTTCGTGTACGCCCCGATCATGAACGACCGGAACTGGAAGATGATCTTGCCCCACGTAGATCCGAAGAGACTGTTCATCTGACCGATGTCATTCTCTTGGATCATACGCCGCGTCCAAGAGAACACCGCATGCTCGAAAGCATAGCGAGGACCGGGGTCCCAGTTCTCCACGTTCAGACGACGGAGCTTCTTGCCATCAGCATCGAAGTAGCTGGCGTGCTTCTTGATCTGGGCGAAGATCTCCTTGGCGTCATCCTTGTCGATGCCGAGGACAGCCATACGCTTCATGTTGAGCGCCGTGTCCCCGTTGGCAGCCGTGGCAAACTTCGCAGCGATCAGCTTCATGCTGAACCGCTGGAGGAACACGTTGGCAGCCTGCATCCCAGAGATGTGCGAGGTGACGTGAGCCGCCTTCGCCATCTTCTTCTCCAGAGTCCCCATCATACCATCACCCTCGATCAGGTTGCCGAGGGGATCGTTGTTGATGAAGGTGCCAGAGCGCAGGGCGTCCGTGCCACCGTTCGCGATCCACTCCATCTCCTCTGCCAGTTCGTCAGCGAGCTTCCCGGTACGGGCGTCTCGCAGGAACGTGCGGAAGGACGGCATGGCGTTGTAAGCGGTCTTGAGCCCCACCTGACCAATGGCGACACCAAGCTCAGGGATCTGAGCAAAGCCAACTTGGTTCATGGCGCGGGTGAAGTTCCAATCGCGAACCATGCGGAGGAACGAGCCGAGCTTGCCCTTCTCCCACTTGTCCACCTTGCCCTTCATGGCATCGTAGATGAACGACATACGCTCGATGTTGGAGTTGGTCTTGTTGAGATCGACACCCTTCTGGTTGGCAACGTCACGGACCTTGTCCATGAGCGTAACCCACTCGCTCTCGGAGTGGATGCCATCCACCAACCAGCGGTCGGCTTCCGGGTCACCCTGCCGCCAAGCGGGGTTCTCGATACGCATACGCGCCAGAGCGATGTCAGCCGACATGGTACGCGAGTACATGTGAGCGACCTTCACCGCGTCGTTCTCGGTCCAATCCGAAACCTTGACCGGGATAGTCTCTCCCGTCTTGCTGTCCTTGAGGTACACGACGTGGTCGATGTTCATCGGGGTACGTCGCTTGCCGCGAGCGTTCGTCGTGCCCTCCTTGGGCGGGGAGAGTTTGTTGATCACCGAAGTGATCTCATCGTCCGATATGCTCCCAGCGTCACGTAGCATGGCCCTCAGGGCCTCGCGGTCGTGTCCAGCAAGGGCTGCACTCATCCGAACCTCACCGCCGATAGAGGCTTCCCTGAGGCCCTTGTAGAAGGCCTTGGCAACCTTATCCGCAAGATCCTTCGAGATGTCGTCGAGGTGATCGTAGATGCTCTCCTTGACCAGCTTCTCGATCTGAATGTCACCGAAGCGGTAGACGTGGCCGTCGAACTTGACCTTGTCGTAAAGGCGGGGAGCGTAGAAGTCGTTCGGGCCAACCTCCTCGAACCCCTTGAGGGGACGACGGGTGGTCCCATCCAGAACGCCGGGGTTCTGGGCCATCTCCAGCCAGCGCCAATACCACTCCTTCTGGAAGGTGGCCATCTTCTGGACGGCAGGGTCGAACTCAGTGAACCGAGCGGGGTCCGTGGTCCGCGTTGCCTCAGAGATGTCGGCCTTGAACTGGATCTGAGCCTCACCCTTGTTGAACCAACCCACCTTGTTGCGGGTGGCGTAGTCGTCCCACGCCGTGGTGAACTCGCGAGAGAACCAGACGAGGTTGGTGAGGTTGATGCGGTTGGCCTCCACCGAAGCCGCACGAGGAGTTGCGGAACCGTCAGCCGATCCTACGCCGTCCTCAGCGAGGTTGCGGACGATGGAGCGGGAGAGCGGATCGCTATCCGGGGAAGCGGTACGACCCACGAAGTCAACGCGATACCGGGACTTGTCAGTTGCAGCGGCAGCCTTGTCGAACTCAGGGGTCAGGAAGAGGTCCGTAGCGGCGTGGACAGGGGCCACGTCACCGAAGTTCGGAGCGGCACCACCGGCACCAGCACGAGCCTCGATGTTCCGCTGGAGGCGCTCTGCGGTTCTCCGCATGGCATCCACGTCGTCAACGAGGTCAGCACGGGGCTTGATGAACGCACCGAGGCCAGTACCGAAGGCGAAGCCACCAGCAGCCGAATAGAGCAACTGCTCCTTCTGGAAGCCGGGCCGGTTCGCAAGCTGGGGAAGGTCAGCGATCACGTTGCCAGCAGCACCCTCAGCACCAATGGCGAGGATCTGGGCAGCACGACCGAGCTTCACGGCACCGCCAGAGACCGGAGAGAGGACTGCAAGAGCCCATCCAGCCGGATCAGCCATAGCACCGAGCATCTGTGCAGCGGTGCCCTTCCAGCCGAGCTTCTGCAACTCGGTCTGATACTTCATCTCCTGCTCGATCAGTTCGATCTTGCGCTCGTAGTCGTCCTTGGAGACGGACCACACGAGATCCTTGACCATAATGGCAGGGTACTTCTTGAGGCGCTCCTTCTCAGCCTCCGTCTCCATGTAGTCGGGGCCGTTGAAGTTTGGGTCAGCCTTGGCCTTGAAGTCCTCCAAGATCCAGCCAACCATGTTCTCCTGCTTGACGCTCTCCCACAGAGCGGTCGGCATGGACCACTTGGGAGCCTCGTCAGCCATGACGGAGTTGATGCGCTCCTCCCGGTTGGAGGTGACCTCGCCGGGAGTTGCATCATAGAGGGAGACGTTGGACGAGGTGGAGACGATATCGTTCCCACCGTCGTACCCGTAGTACCGCATGATGTCGCGAGCGTTCTTCGGAGCCCCAGCTTGGGTGCCAACGACCTGTCCTTCTCCACGGAGGAGAGCGGCAGCACCACCGGCACCCTGCTGATGGGCCACGGCCAGTTCGCCCCACGTCGGATCACGTCCGAGCGCACGACGAAGGTGGCCGCGATTGTCCATGGTTAGCTGGACGAAGGCTCGCGTGTTGCGAACAGGATCATCCCGGTAGTCCCCCTCTTCATCAATCAGCCCATACTGCTTTCCGGTGCCCTTGATGAACTGGTACAGACCAGTGGCGCTCGACAGGAGATTGCCATCCTTGTCGCGGGGACGTGCGTTCGGGCGGTATCCGCTCTCCTTGTACGCCATGCGGTAGGCGTAGTCGCGCATCTCTTCGGGGACGTTCTCGTCGATGATCCGCTTGATGTGTTCAGGGGGTGTAGGGATTGTCATTCACTTACCTGTTCGAGTTGAGTGCGTCACGGTCCAGAGCGTCACGCTCACGAACCTTGCGGGCCTTCTCCTTCTCGGCCTCGACCGCCCGGTTGCCCTTGATCTCCTGCTTCTTCTGGACGATCTCCAGCATCTCGCGGATCTGCTTGGGCGTGAAGTTCGAGCCGGGTAGATCGTATTGCTCGAACGTGGAGGTGTTGTAGATCACCCACACATTCGACCGGTCGTTGACAGAACGGATCGAGATGTCAGAGGGATTGACACCCTCCTTCTTCAAGGCGGCAGCGTTGTTCTCAAGCCAATACCGCACGTAGCGGTTGGCGTGATTAGCGAAGTCCTTGTCCACCTCCTTGTCCGCGATACGGACAGCGGAGTTGTTCACAACCACGTAACGCTTCATCACGGTCTCAGCGGCACGATCCGCAGCCAGTTCCCAGTTGATGCCGAGACCAGCGGCCAGCGTGGTGGCAAGCTCACGAGCTTCCAGCACCGCTACGCCGTTGTTGAGGGTCTCGCTCACCTGAGTGCCCTTCGTGACACGCTCCCACCAGCTACCGGTCATCTTCTTCGAGATCCGGTCGTTGAACTTCTCAGGACCGGGGAGACCAGCGTTGATCGTGGAACGAGCCTTCTGAGTGGCGTTCTGTGCCAGAGTGAGGGCTTCCTTCTCGTTGGCAGCAAAGCCAGTTGCGAGGGCAGCATCAGCCACCTCCCAGAACATGGCGTTCTCCCGGTCAACGTGACGGTTGAGAAGCTGAGGGGACTTGGTCTTGAGGTGCCGGTAGTTGCGGAAGCTGTCCACCAGCGTACCGGGGATGTCACCGCCAGCACCGACCACCGTATTGGCAGCGCCGGGGCCATTCTTGAACATGTTCTCCCAGAGAGGGTTCTTCTCCAGCGAGGTGCCGTAGAGTTCCGTCTCCTTGGCGACCTTCATGTTCAGGGCAGCCTCTTCACCAATCTTCTTGCGAGCGGCTTCGTACTGGACGTTGATGAGTTGATGGGCGGCAGCGACGGTGTCCTTGCGGATGTCCTCAGCCTTGTAGACCTTCACGTTGCCGTTACGGTCGATGTAGGTCTGGTCCTCCTGCTTGTAGAGCGTACCGGAGGCGGCAGCGACCTGAGCGGACAGGAGGATGTCCTTCTTCTGGGCTTCCTCAGCCTGAATGCGCTTCTGCTCTTCCAGAGCCTTGAGGTTCCTTGCGGTGGCCTCAAGATGGGCAGAGCGCATCGCCTGATACTGGGACGAGGAGATGACGCCGGGGTTCTCCTTGACGAAGGCATCCAGCTTCGGGATGAAGCCAGCCTGACCGGAAGCCGCCCCCTCGCGGAGGTTCGCGATGTTGTCCTTCTTGATCCAATCCCCGGCAGCAACGTTCACCTTGCGGGCGTGTTCGAGGATCTTGGCAGCCTGACCAGAGGTTGAGCCGCGCTCAAGGAAGGACATCTCGGAGCCATCTGGGAGCTTGCGCTTGGCGTTGAGCATCTGTTCGACCAGTGCGTACTTCCGGGGAGCGTCCGGGTCCTCAGGCTTGATGTCACCAGCGAACTGCTGGACAGCCTGTAGGAGCATAGCCTCCTGTTCGATGAAGGGCTTGTTCGTCAGGGCCTTGTTGGCCTTGAACTGCCCCTCGACCTCAGCGAGGATCGCGACTCCATCCTTGTTGTCGTCGAAGCCCTTGTTCACCGTGGCCTTGAAGGCCCCGTAGATGATGTCGTCCTGCTGACGGAGCTTGCCCTCAGCGAGCCACTTACCGTGGGTTGTGTAGAGCGAGTTCGTCCCTGCGCGGACGCGGTCGGCGTACTGGGTAGCACTGGTCTCATCGAGGCCAGCAATGTCAGCCTTGATGGCGTTGTTGATCCACTCCTCAAGGTTCCCGCCTTCACGGTCGAACCCTCCTTCGAGGTATTCCTTCTTGAGGCGTTCGATGGTCTCGTCAGCCTTCTTGAGGCCCACGAGCTTGCCACCGTACTCCTTCGCGACTTGGTTCTTGAACAGCGGGTTCTCGTTGAGGATCTTCTGCTGTTCCGCGTAGGTTTTGCCAGCGAGGAGCTTCTGGACCTTGCTGTCGATGTTCTTGTTGTTGGGTTCCGTGATGGTGGTGATGAACCTCTGGAGGTTGGGATTGAGAGCCCCGAGGGACTGCACCAGCCGGTTCATCATCTCCCCTTCACCGGTGGGGATCTGCTGAGGGACACCCTGTGCCAGCGTGGGCATCTGAGGGGCACCCGTGTAGGTGTCGGAGACGTTCGCTCCACCGGGACGGAGTCGAGGGGTGTCGATACGCGCATCAGGGATACGCATGCCAGCGGATACGCGCCGAACTTCGGGGCGATCCTCCACGAAGGGAGTGAGGCCGGGAGAGGTACGCGCCATTAGAAGATCCTCGAAGACGTGCCAGCCTTGATGCGGGCGTTAGCTGCGGAGTAGTTGTCCATGCTAGCGCCAAGGATCTGGAGGCCGCTGCTGACCCAGTTCATGCCCGTGGAGGGCTTCTGGTAGGTCGGCATGATCGGCTGGATGCCGGGGGCCATGGAGAAGGTGCGGTCGATCATCTGGGTGCCAGCCTGCTTGCGGGCAGACTTCACTCCCTCGTAGTCCCACTCCTTCTGGCGTTGGGCCACAGAGATCGCATCGCGCTCCTTGCCAACCATGTCAGCCAGAACGCTCTCGATGGAGATGCCACCTACGCCACTCTCACCGGCAGCCGCAGCCGCCGTGCCACGCGCCTGACGGCCCTGACGCTGGATGGTCTGGGTCGTCTCGGAAGCAGCCTCCATGATCTGCTGTTCCTGACGCCCGATCTGAGCGAGGTTGTCCTCGAAGGCCGACTGCGCCAGTTCCTTGTTGAACTCGTACTGCTTGGTCTGGACCCGAGCGATCATCTCGGCCTTCCAGTATTCCATCAGGTTATTGGTGTGGGCTTGAAGGGCCGCGTTCTTGGTCTGGATGCTCGAAGAGATGCCGCCAAGAACGGACTGCGCGGCAGAGATGCCAAACCCTGCAATGCCAGCGACATCACACATGTTCGTTGTTCCTTATGAAGTGGGTGAACCCGTCAGCGACGAGTACGTCTGTGGGGATGAACCCCACCCACTTGAGCCATCTGTGGTGGACGGTGTTCCGGTTGTCGGAGATTGCGTGGAGTTCAGGCCTCCCATACGCGAGGGCGTCCACCACCCTCCTGCTCATCTTGAGGTGATAGACGGATTGTTCGGTGACCTCGTTGGTCCCGAGGAACCATACGAGCCCCGGCCTCTCAGGAGCCCCTACAACGCCTCCCATACCCGTGGGCAGTAGGGTAGTAGCCGAGAGGGTTGTGAAGGCCGTGTACGAGCCCCTGAAGGCGATTGCGAGGCTATTGGCGGGCGGTAGTGCGCTCGCCGCAGCAACCTCAGCTAGATCAGCCGCCCGAAGGTGTGGCACGAGGTACTCAATGTCCTCAAGCCTTGCGCTTCGGACGGACTGCATCATAGGTTACATCCTTCGTGAGCGGATAACGAACAGGCCCTCCCACTCCGCGCCTAACAGGGCACAGGGGAGGAAGCTGTCGGAGACGATCTCGATCTTCACCTGAGTGTTCTGGGCCAGCACCGGGAACTTGAAGGTCCCGTCGTTGATCCCGATCTCACCGAGGGGATCGAGGAACGATCCGAGGGTTCGACCAGAGAAGACGTAGGTGTAGGTGTCGCGACCAGCGGGGGTCACTTCGGCACGGAAGTAGCCGGTCTTGGCGTACCCGATCCGCATGTTGCGAAGCTGGAGCCTACCCTCCCCTACCGCCTGCTGACCACCACCCTGAGCGTTCTCACGCAGGACGAGGGTGGAGAAGGTGTAGCGGAAGTCGTACTGGCGACCGAAGAAGAACCGGTCCACGTCCCCGTTGACGCGGATCTGGTCCACAGAGGGACCAGTGATGACCGTGGCGGGGATTAGCTGGCCTGGGGAGTAGGTGGGGTCACCATACCAAGCCACCAGCCGATACGTCTCACCGGCCACCAGCTTGTACGGCAGGGTGATCGTGGTCTGATCGGTCCCAACGTCGTAGCTGATGGACACACCGGGGGTCACACCGGACGAGTTGGAGGTGATGCGCTGATCCAGATGGACCGTGAACTCACCGTCCACGTCAATCCGACCGGGCTCCAGCGACATCTGTTCGAGGTAGGTGCCATCAGGGCGGGAGATCACGAGGAACATGTCGCTCTCGATGAAATCCATGTTCAGGATGTCACCATCGAACTCCCACCTCGACCACGAGGATTGGAGCTTCTCCTGTCCCTGCACGTACCACTTGTAGATATACAGGTGGCTCCGATCCTCAGAGGACAGAACTGCCAAGGTGTCCTCGTTCGAGGTCCCAGCAATCTTGATCACCGATCCGGGGATGTACTTCGGCACATGGGCGCTGTTCTCTACCGCGTCCTCCGCATCCGTCAGGTTATCCACAAAGTACTCGCGGATACCAGCATAACGGCCACGGTTGATGGCAAAGTAGATGTTCTTCCCGATGCCGATGGGCTTCACATCAAGGTTCGCTTCGAACTCCGTCGTGGTCTTAACGGAGATCGTCTTGGCCGTGAGGAGGTCCGCATCACCCGGAACGAACTGGGTCTGGTCCGAGAACATCACCAGCCGCTCCGCGAAGGGGACGGCATGGCGCAGGATCGAGATCTTCACATGGCTCACGGACACGTCGATGGGATCGGTGTCGATCAACTCACGAGCCGAGGCCCGGAAGAAGTTGAAGAACTCCCCGTTCCGCGACATGACGATGTTCTCGTCCGCGAGGAAGCCGAGACGGTTCCGGTAGAAGAAGATGTCGTTGAGGGGCTTACCCACGAAGGACGGGAATGGGACTGTGTCCAGATCGCCAACCTTGCGGGACTCCCATGTCGCTACCTTGAACGTGAAGGTGTCATCACTCTCACGCACGAGGATGTGGGGCATCGTGCTGGCGAGAATCTGGTTGCGCTCACCGGGCTTCGCACTCTCGGTCCAGTTCCCATTGGAGAACTCAACCCAGTAGTTGCCGAAGTTGGACGTGGTGTCCGCAGCAATCTCGATCTTGAACCCCGAGGGGACGTTGGCAGCCGGAAGATCCGAGAACCGCTGCACCCTGCCCTTGAAGGCACGGAGCGCCGTGTCACCCTGACCATCCCTCGCCGTGACGTTGAAGTCCGTCGTGTTCGAGTAGTAGACCACCGAACCGGTCACCGACTTCGAGAACCCACCCGTCACCGGGATCGAGGTGTGAAGTTGGGTAGCAATGTTGTTAGTGGCGATCTGGGCAGCGTTAGCAGCCACAGAGCTATCAGGGGTCGTGAACGTCCCCGTGTTGGAGCCGCCAGTGATCTGGTACGTGGTCGAGTAGTTGCCTACCCGAGCCCAGAAGATGGCCTCAAAGGGCCTCGTAGCGAGTGGGGTCGTGTTCTCCTCCACCACCACGGACTTGTTCATGACGAAGGTGTAGTCGGCCACCGTGAGGCACACGAAGCCCTTCGCAGGGTCCGTATTGGTCAGGTAGGCCTTCCCGTTGGGGAACGCGACCGTCTTCTCCGTACCCGCCAGATCGAAGACCTTGAGGTCCCCGTTTGTGATGACCACGATGTAGCGTTCAATCGTGTCACGGTTGATCGTGTGGATGAAGGCGCTGGTCGTGGGGGTGTTCAGGAACCGCTTGATGTGCCTGGACGGGGGACGCTTGCGGAGACCCTCGACCACCGTGGAGTAGCCATTGATCTGCTCTTCAGCCTGCGAGGGCAGACGGAGAGCGTAAGGCTGCTGAGAGACCCCGTTGACGAGGTTTGGGATCGTGGTGGAGATCAGGCTCATCCATGGCCTCCACGGGTCGTCACGCGGTCAAGCACACGGGCCACGGGGGTGTTCGAGAGGATGTTGTGGTCAGCGGTGTCACCCTCGTTGTTCAGGAGGATCACCCACGCACGGGCAGCGTCACGCTCGTTGAAGGCGTTAAGCTGCTGAGATCCCACGAAGTTCGCTTGGAATCGTACACCAGCCTCCAGCATGAAGAACTGGCGGGCAGCCTCAGGGAGTTCCTCGAAGGGGAGGAAGACGACGATGTCGAACTTGTACTCCTGAGTGAACTGGTGGGTGTGTTTCACCCGGTCATACATCCGGGGTCCACGCTGGACGAGGTCGAGGTCACCCTCAACGAGGTCGATCTTGAGCGTGTTCGTCGGGGGCATCAGGTAGCCGTCAGGAGACGTAGGGAGGATTGTGTATCCCACCTCCGTGTTCCAGTGCCATCCCATGGCCTGATACTCACGGGAGACGTTCTTGAGGATCTGTCGGGCGAGAACGGCATCCACAACACCGTTGTTCTCCAAGGTGTTGACAGGGCTCTCGCCAATCGCGGCCAGCATCTGGTTGACCGCTTCGAGTTCAGTGGTTGGCGTCTCAGCCATTGAGATCTCCAAGGTCGAAAAAAAAGGGGAGACCCCTCTGTGAAGAAGGATCTCCCCTTGGGGATTACGAAGCCGCGTTCTTGATGGACACGACAGCCTCAGGACGGAGGACGCCATGGCCGACCGCGTACTTGGCCACCATCAGGGTGCCCTGACGGCGGATGTCGTACTCGCTCTCCATGCCGAGGCCCATGAGCTGGACAGTGCCCAGCGCGGACTTGTGCATGCAGAGGCCGGTGAAGTTCAGGAAGTTGGCACGGTAGCGGTTGCCCGTACCGGCGCGAACGTCCGTCACCGCCGACAGGTCGGTGTTCGGGACGTTCGTGGTCTTCACGATCTCGAAGCCGGCGATGCGAAGCACCTTGCCGTCCGAGTACGCGCCCTGACCACCCCAATCCTTGTTGATGTTGTTCGTGGTGGAGGCGAGAGCGTAATACTGAGCCGGGTTGAAGAACGCGACACGGTCGGTCCCAGGCACGTCGTTCTCGTCCATACGTTGGGCAGCGAGGAAGAGAGCGGCGGCGATGTGAGCGCCGTTTGTGGCGAAGTTCGCGGACGCGGGAGCGCCGGGGAACGTCGTGGTGATCACCGTGCCGCCCGGAAGACCGGTGATGACGTTGGTGGCCATCGAGGCAATGACGCCAAGCTGGAAGAGGTGCCTGTCCCACTGGGTTGCGAGAGCGCGGCCGATCTCCGTCGAGTAGATCGAACGGACATCGTAGTGGTTCTTGGCCTCGTCGATGTTCGCAAGGAAGGCGTGCGAGATTAGGAGGTCGTCGATGATGATCGTGATCTCTCCGTGGTTCATCGAAAGACCGGTGATCTCAGCGCCGGGGACGTGGTAGGCAGCGGAGATGCGGCCAGCACGGGGGAACTGGGCAGACTTACCGTGGGCGATCTGACGCAGCGTGACCCGGTTCTTCATGACCGTGGCCTGCTCGAAAGCCGTCAGAACTTCGCCGCCGAAGACCTTGAGAAAGAGCGCATCGACATCGCCTGCACCGTTGATCTGGCCAACGCGGGACGGAACAGAAGCAACCATTTTGAAATATCCTTGTAGATGTTGGAAGGAAGTGATGAAGCTCCCGTCGAACACCCACAGCACACGCAAGATTGTCCGGTCTGTTTCTCCCTCAGGAGGCTAGTAACGGGTCAGGGTTTGGTGTGAGAGTTACTTGGAAAAGCTGGTCACCCGCCGAATGGGCAAGTGGTGACACCGGGGGCCACTGGCTCACCCCCGGCTGAAAATCACTTCGAACAATTTGCTTCGTAATTGCGATTGTGATTGACGATCTGGCGCTTCGTGTCCGTCGTCAGAATGTCTTGGCGGGACGGCTTGAAAAGTTCCGTCCACGCACACTCAGTCGTTACTTCAATCGCGGTAGTACTTTGACAACTCGCGGTCGAGATCGCTATCAGAACGAGTAGCGACATCATCGCGAACCTTACGGGCCGCAAGATTGGCCTCCCGTTCTTTCTTGAGTTGTTCGAGACGAACCTCCTCCCGGATCTCGCGCTTCTTGACTTCGCGCTGATACGCCTCCCAGAGGGAGCCGAGGAGAGTGAAGAAGGCTGCGATACCTGAGAGGATG